GAAAAAGGCTACGAAAAAGGCTACGAAAAAGGCTACGAAAAAGTCTAAGGGCGACGCCCCTCCTCAGCCGTCTGAATCTGCTGGAGCTCCACCGGAGGTACAGGAGACACCTTCGTTGGCCACAGAAGACAGACCTATCCCTAAGCTGGAACCAGCCGAAGGGATGTCAGAGGAAAAAGACCTCGACGATCTGGTTGATGATGAATGAATGTAATCTTTGGATCAGGGATTGTGGGATTACTTGCCAGAATCATTTTAGGTGATTCCTGGACTGTCATACCATTTTACAGAAGTCGATTCTTTAGTTTCAACCCTGCTTTAGATGATAACTTCATAATCTGTGACGACCAACTCGATCCCTTCATCAAGGATTTGATGAAGGATATGGCTCCCCAGCGGTTTATTTATACTAGGGCTTGGTCCGTTGGTGGCGAACTTCTCAGAGAGTGGGACTCTGGTGTCTTTAATGACTGGGCCTACAAGATATTCGGGTCCCAAATTCCCCCACAGACCGAACCTTATATGATAAATAGGATGAGTCTGTTTGTTTACGATATTCGTATCAACCAACTCTACGAACAACTCCAATCGATTTATATCGACGAACTCAGGGAAGAGGTTACGAAGGGTGAAGTGACAGAAATTGGAGATCATTATTTCATTCAGAATGGGGTGCGACGGGATTTTGACAACGCGGTCAGTACTATCCCACTTGATGCATTATTACGCCTGATGAAGCAAGAGACCACCCTTCCGTCTAAAACTGTGCACTATCTGCACATCCAGACGGAGGATTTGGATTTTGAGGGCATAAACCAGGTGATGGTCTCCGATCCGATTTTCAGCTTTTTCAAATCGACGAATGTATCTCCCGGCAGGTACTTGATTTACTGCCATGAAGAAATCCCAAATCCTGGGATTTACTTTATGAGTTTTATCAAGAAATTTGATATTCTAGATGGCACCTCTATCGATGGTGCTATTCCAATGGGGCCAATCCCGAAGATCGACGCTGTAGAACAGCGTGGGATTTTTAGTGTTGGTAGTTCAGCCCAGTGGGATTGGTGTATGGATGTTGGCTCGTGTATGATTAGGATATTGAAATATTCACAGCGTGGTGCTAAACCTGGCGGCAAATCCAAAGAGGTAAAACTTGGTTGAGATCCTGAACGAGCTGTTAGTTTGCCGCCGAAAAAGAGAAAGATTATATAATTGTGGCAATAATAATCATACCGGCTCGTCTCGCTTCTACCCGTCTGCCTAATAAGCTGTTGCTTGCTGAGACTGGTAAATCTCTTCTCCACCATACCATCGATAGGGCCAGGGAGTCGAAATTAGCTAATAAAATTATTGTGGCGTCTGAGGATCAAGGGATCCTGGATGTTGTCCCCAGTGATATTATTACTGCATTGACCCCTAAATGCTTTTCTGGTTCTGAGAGAGTGGCTTGGGTTACTGAGAATTGCGTTATGCCAGATAATATTGTGGTGAATCTCCAAGGTGATGAACCGGAGCTGTCTGGTGAACATCTGGACTCTTTGATTCAAGTTCTCCAGGATGATTCTGTTGTGGATGTGGCCACTCTAGCTGCACCTGCTAATAGTCTCGACTACAAGTCGTATAGTGTTGTTAAAACGGTGTTAAACCATGATGGTGATGCGATGTACTTCAGTAGGTGTGCTATTCCGTATGGGGCTGGGAGTGCTGATAATGTTTGGCCTTTGAAGCATATTGGTGTATATGCGTATCGACGGGAATTCTTGCTTGCTCTAAGCAGTATGGAACCTACCACTTTGGGTAGCGAATCCTTGGAGCAATTACAATGGTTACAGAGTGGGTTCAAGATACGGGTACTAGAGAGAGATATTAAAACAACAGGGATTGATACGATTGATGAATATCAATCATTCGTTCAAAGAGTTGGAAAATTTTGATTGGTTCTGGCTCAGTAAGAGTACTGCTCCTGCGAAGTCATTCAAGCCAGTATTTGTGAGTATTATGCAATCAATACAGCCTGAAAAGCTTTATGACCGTAAGTTACGCATGTTGCGACAGTTGGATGTCGCATGCGTTGCCTGTTCGATGTGTGAGCTGGGCTTGAAGGAGGCTGTGAAGAATAATACCGTTCGTGATCCACATGTCTTTAGTAATCTAAATCCCACTAGATATATGGTGGTTGGCCAGAATCCAGGTTGGAACGAGCTTGAGAAGCGAGAGCCATTTGTTGGAGCGGCTGGGGCTAATTTCGATAAGGCAATTGCCCCTCATGGTTTGTCGAGGAATGATTTTTATATCTGCAACACTGTCCGATGTTTTACGATTAGTAATACTAAACCCACGGATAAACATAAGAAGAGGTGTGAATCATTCCTGCAGATGGAGATAAATCTGATAAAACCACGCCTTGTTATTGCCCTCGGTGCAGTTGCTTTTTCACAATTATGTCCCGAGACTGAATTTAAGAATGGCCTAAAGAAGATTACTAAAAGTTCTGTTTATAATAATGCTCCTGTTTTTGCGATTTATCATCCATCACCAGTGAATTTTCGCGATGGCACCAGACGGGAAGCCTTTGCATCACAGATCCAAGTGATGTGCGGTCTTGTAAAGGAACTTCAAAGACGTGATAGATCAGGATCCACCAGAAGTATACAGTGAATCAGAATTGAAAGTATATGGGAGGAAAATAGCCCAGCAGGTTTCACAAGTAGATGGGATGAATTCCAGGGTCGATTTCAGAGAAATCAACAAGTTGTCATTGGCGGAGAAGAAAGAACAGGCACTCCGCCAATTAGGTGTTTCAGCTAGGGCTGCTAATGCCTTGGAGACACATAAGGGAATTCTGTTCGTTGGACAATTATTACAGGTATCGTGCTTTGAGATAATGGCGATACCAAATTGTGGTAAGAAGACAATTATTGATTTGATTAATTGCCTCGAGTGTCTTAATCTTCTGGAGTTGTGGGATTGGGATCCGGAAGAATTTCCACTTGATTGAACGGCTCGAAGGTGTAGACTGCCTTTTTATTCCGTTTTTTGCGGGCGATTCTGAATGGATGCCCCTTATCTTTCAAGATCTTTTTCATCCTGAGTGTGAATGCTGAGGTGTTGGGGACAAATTCCTGGATAATAGCCATGATGTCATCTACAATGACTCCATCTTCACCGGCTTTCTCTAGTAGTTCATATACTTGTCCCATTGCATTAGTGACTTTGTCGTCACTTTCTTTTTTGGCTGCAGCACGTTTGTTTTTGACTTCGTCTACTTTCTTCCGTTCTTCTATGGCGGTATCTAACTCTTGGCGGGCTTTGCCGGTTAAGCTCACTACGTTTTCGGAGATAATGTCTTCTACCCGTGCTCCTAGAGTTACGTCGATGATAGATACTTTTGTTGCCATGTGTATTACCTAATATGGATGAATGTGCAAGTGTGGTTTATGTACCAACACGGAAGAAACAACATCAATGTCCAGAGTGTTTTCGATAAGAAATACTCTTAAGGAATTTAAAGATGGCTCAATGTGTCTACTGTGATAAAGTAGAAAATCTTAATACGCAGCTTACCGTCACTTTGGAGGATGGTAATCGGATCACTGTGGATATCTGCGATGAACATGCAGAAGAAGCATCTATCAAAACGGCCAAGGCTGCACATCTTGATAAACAGAGGAAGATTGAGGAAGTCCTAGCACAAGCTAAAGCACTTGGTTTGGATCTGAGTCAGACTGACAGTGGCCTTACCGTTGCTGCTACCCAACCTACCCAGCCTACCCCGGCCTCCCCTACTCCAGTAGCTCAAAATCCAGTATTGGAGGATATGGGCGGGGATGATGTTATTGAGACTGGTCTTATTGACAGTAGACCTGGAATGACATCTGTTGGTGGATCCACTGATATGGGTGCTGTTGCTTCCCACACTTCTCATCAAGTAATTGGGCAAGAGGATATTCTGTCCGAAGAAATCCTGAAGGGCAAGGCGAAAATGGGATTGGCTGAGGGGCGTGAGGGTATGCCTATGGCCATCCCTGAGAAACGAGTAGATGGTACTGGTACCACACGTATTAAGATCACTAAGGCAGAGGACGACCAAAAATTACAAAGTCGGTTTAAGAAAATGGCCGACGACTCGATGCATGACAAAGTACCAGATTTCGCAAGGTCGGGATATTCGAATACGACCGTTAACTGCGGAATGTGTAGGGGTGAGGGGTCAATTAATAATGCTGGTAAAATTATAGAGTGCCCCAAATGTGGGGGAGCAGGGATTATTTCTACTTATTGATGGATAGTATTATGACGCCAAGGACGTGCTTAGGCCCTGGATGTGGGAAAACTTTCTTATCAGATAGGCCAAAATCACAACACCGGATTTGCCCGGACTGCGATAAAAAACGACCCAAGACATATGGGAAGACTTCCAGCAGTGGTAAAGGCAAGAGAGCTGGAAAATCTGTTAATTCTGGCGTTGACTCTGGTTAGAGTCTGATCGTCCCTGGTCTTGCTTCCATACCGAGGTATTGGCGGTGTCGTGGTTTTTGCGGCACCCCGGTTGGGAGATAAGTGCCACTAGATACCCTGGTACCAGAATCCATCCCTCTAGATGAATCATAGAGTTGGTTGGATGTGACGAATGGACGTGCGGCGAACGGCCCAGACCTGAGTAGTTGCCCCCGGACTTGCTGCATGATCAGGTTTTCGTTGATTTGCCGCAATTTCACGCTAATTTGGCCATTTGACGGGGTTAGTGTCCATTAATAATACCAATCAGGTGGTTCTTTTGGTGGGAAACCTTGAGGAGGTTCCCAGAGGCGGCCCCATTGCGGAGGCCAGCGCCACCTATTATCTTTGTACGCTCTGAGGTAGACCTTATCTTTAATCATTTCGGTCAACTTCTCATACGACGTCTGATGATAGAATTGGACTCCTAACCAGGTGGCAAGCTCCTGGATGAAGCTGAGGTCGAAATCATCTATGATGTTCTCACCGAACATCACATCCCACCGTTGGGGACTATTGACGTCAATCAGGAGTGTGACTTGGTCGCATGCTATGGTGAATTGGTAAACCGATCTCCATTCTATCTCGTAGTCCTTCTCGAATTCGTCCGCGTCCTCGAGACCGTCGTAATCAGACGATTCCGTTAAGTTCCCAGTTTTGGCACAATTTGGGCAAGTGTAGACGTCGTAGCATCGAGTGGCAGCTAGTACTCGCTGACCCTGGAGAACATTGTGATTTTGGCGAAAATATTGCCCTGGTTCTGGGCGGTAGTACCAGCCGGTCGATGTGATTCCTTCCCGTTGGCTGTCGTATTGGTGAATGTCTTTTTGGGTCGGCATCGCACAACTGAAGTGGACAGCGATATCGCATCTGTCACATACCCAAGGGCCGACGCTGTCTTCTGGGACATCCATTCTGCAGCCATAGCACGGACCTAGAGAAGGTTCGCCGAACTCATCGGCATCTTCGAGTCCGTCGTAATCAGATTCAGATACTGGTTTTGCCCAATGTCTACTGCCCCAGCAATTTGGACACCATCTTTGTGCGTTAAAAGAATATGATTCGCGATCCTCGTGACGTCCCGCACATTGAGCACAGATATCTAGTGGTACTTCTTTGCCACACCCACCAATACACGGTATATTGGTTTGTTCATAGAGCTCGCCGCAATAATTACAGTTAGATGCGAACTCATCGGCATCTTCGAGTCCGTCGTAATCAGATTCAGAGATCTGGAAGAGTTTCATTAGTCACTGGGAGTCCGGTCAGGACTTGCGTTGCCCGGATCCCAATCGACATTTGAGTCAGTGGGCCAGCCATCGACTTCTTCGATATTGAAGTCCATCGGTTGTTCGGGCTTGCTGGCTTCGCGGATTTCGTTTAATGCTGGGTTGAATCCGAAATCCTTCTCTTGCCATTCTTTTTGTTCGGTCTTCAGCTCTTTGATAATGGCTGGGACGAAGTCGGTGGCTTTGGTGCGTTCGGCGGCTGGCACTGCTTGGGCCACCATTTGCTTTTCCATAGCGGTGCCGAAGGATGGATCGTCGACATACTTATAATTATGCACTGAGCGGAATGCTTGGCAAACGCTTTCTGCGTGTACTAGTTCGGCGGCCTTGACCTGGAACATATCGTCGATTTGGCCATGTAGATATTCATATCCACGTTCGGCCGCACCGGTTTCTTCGTGCTGCTTGTCGTGGATGACCAAACCTAGTTTGGCGTCCTGCTGGAGCATCGAATCGATGGCCTCCAGGACAAGCTTTTCATTCTTATTCAGTGCCATTTTTATCCTCCGAGAAATCCATTGGTAATTTTGAACGAAGAGTGACTGTATGGCGGAACAACAACAAACGAAAATTGGTAGGTTCGATCAGGTCAGGCTGATGACTACTAAAAATGTCGATTATTTATCTGCTCCATCTACCTCTGAAGCACAACCTGGTGGGATATGGTCGGTGGCTGCGATTGTGGCCGAAGATCATTTGTTGGTCGTGAAGAACAATGTTACGATCCGTATCCCCGCTGCTGACGTGTTAAAAATTGCTGGCTATACATTAGAAAAGATCACAAGTCGACTTGGGAGATTATCACGTGGCGAAAGAGAAGAAGAAGGTGGCCCCAAAGCCCAAGGATCTCAATGAGCTACGTGCCCAATGTGATAAGGAATATGGTGCTGGCACATTAATTATGGGTCAGGATGCTATTGTCGATGTGGAGGTCTGGCCTTCTGGTATTGCCCAATTGGATCGTGAGATTGGTGTTGGGGGTATTCCTCGCGGTAGGATTCTCGAGATCTTTGGGGTAGAGAGCTGTGGCAAGACTACTCTATGCCACCATCTTGCGGCAGCTTGTCAGCGGCATTATTTCGAGGACAAAGACCGGAGTGGTGTGGCCGCCTTCATTGACGTGGAACACGCGGTGGACCCGGATTGGGCACAATCATGTGGGGTGAATTGGGAGACTCTATTGTTCTCCCAGCCTAATAGTGGTGATGAGGCACTAAAGTTAGTCCAACGTGTTGCTGATAGTGGATTGGTGGATCTAGTTATTCTCGATTCTGTTGCGGCCTTGACACCACAATGCGAAATCGATGGTGAAATTGGTGATGTCCAGATTGGTGCCTTGGCTCGCTTGATGAGTCAATCGATGCGGAAAATCCATGCCGCATCGGCGAAGAATAAGTGTACTATCATTTTCATCAATCAAATCCGCGAGAAGATTGGGGTTATGTTCGGGAATCCCGAAACTACTCCCGGCGGCAGGGCACTGAGACATTATACTTCTGCACGCATGGACTTGACGAAGGGTTCTAAGGTTAAGGATGATAATAAGGTTATCGGATTCAGCCCGAAGTGCAAATTCATCAAGACCAAGATTGGGCAGCCCTTCCGTGAGTTTGAGTTCAAGATTTATAGTGGTGACCCCGTATCTGGAATTGATACGATCGAGTCGTTAGTGAAAGTGGGGTTGGATTCTGGCATCTTGACCAAGAAGGGGCATTTTGTCAATTTTGGTAAGGAGACACTTGGCAATGGGATGGCGAACGCCTACGATAAGTTGAGGTTAGATGTGGCACTCGCCGATGATCTCAGGAACCAAATCTACAATGGACTCTATGCGGAGATCGAGAAGAAGAAAGCGAAGGCCAGAGCTGCTGGTACCTTGATCTCGCAGTCCGAACATGATGCGGTAATTGAGAATATCTCGGAGGCACTAAACGATGGCGATTGAATCACCACTCTATGATATTAATGAGGTAGTATACCTGAAGGAATCGGCTGCCCTCGGTTTCTTGGAAGCCGTTCGTGTCAGTGGTATTAGTCGTGCTAATGGGACTTGGATATACTCTATTTCTGCTAAGGCTCCGCAACCTACTGCTGTATCGCACCATGGGGATCGCATTACTGCGGTAGCGGGCATGATCTTGTATTTCACAGAAAGCGATTTCGTGCCTTTGTGTGACGCCCTGTCTTTAGCTGAAGCTAATGCTGCCCGGCAGCTGGCTCAGATTCAGGCACAACGGGCGAGTATTTGTATTGAGCCTACAGCGGGAACCTAATGTCTACGTTATCGAAGCTCCAAGACTTGACTGAAGATTCAGATGAGATCAAACCTTTTGGGCCATATCAAGAAGAGGCGATAATATCACTGGCTCTCGATCATCCGGAGTTCTTTACTTCGGTTGGGAGATTTATGAAGCCAGAGATGTTTGGTAGTCTTGAATGCCGGTGGGTGATAGCAGAGATTCTCAATTCTTTTGAGAAACACAATGTTGTACCGCCACGCCCTTTGTTACGGGACAAGATGGTTGCCTCTCTGACCGAGGACGATCCATGGCAGCGAATTTTGGAGCTGGTGGATCGTCCATCTGATCCCCGTGAGGTACCGATCATTAAGGATACCTTATTACGGTGGGCACAGGATAGGGCGTATGGGTTGATTTATAGTGAAGAGGCACAGGAAGCTTATGCTAGAGGGGATTATGAAGAACTGGAATCTATAGTTGAGAGTGCTAATCGTATCGCTGATGTTGGGCAGCAGGCATTTTGGTTTCTAGATAATTACGAGATTTTGTTTGAGCCAGATGTTATTGACCATAAGACCACCGGATTTCCGAGTCTTGACCGTAAACTGAATAATGGCGGTCCATCTACTAAAGAAGTGGTATGCTGGTTGGCGGCGACGAACGTTGGTAAGTCTATTGTCCTCTGCAATAATGCTATCTCGTCTTTAAAGGGTATTGGCAAGAATGGTAAACCGGGACAGGATGTCCTGTTGATTACTTTCGAACTGGATACGATCAAAACTGCGATGCGGTGTTTGGGTGCAGCTACTGATGTGCGTCTCGATGAGATACCTGAAAAACGTAATTATATCGAGCGTATTATCGCCCAAATGAAACAGACGTATAACAAGAGATTCGCTATCTTCGAATGGCCACCTGATGAATGTAGTGTGAGCCATGTTTATGCTCTATTAGATAATCTTCGGCGAACCGATGGGTTCAGGCCGGATGTAGTCATCTTAGACTACATGGATTTGATGATGAGCCGTCACCCTGCTTTGAACAAGGATGACTACACACGGCAAAAACATGTCGCAAATGAGATTCGAGGTCTTGCGAAGAATGAGAATGTTTTAGTCTTCACCGCGACGCAAACTAACCGTAGTGGTGCGTCCGGTGAAGGTGTAGCTGATTTGACTAAGGCTGCGGAGAGTTTTGCCAAGCAATTCTCATTGGATTATGTGGTTAGTCTTAATCAATCTGAATCACAACGACAGGCAACGCCTCTTCCAAGATTGAGCATGTTTATCGCCAAAAATCGTAATGGACCTAAGCATGAAACTGTGAACTGCACCATCAATTACAACAACATGCTTGTTAGAGAAGAAACATGAAACTTAGAGTAATAGTGGACGTGGACGTGTCGCCAACATTGGCTGAAACCATCCAGCGGGGAGGATTCACCTTGTGTGCCGATGGGTCAGGCCAACAGGTCAAAGTTGGTGGTACCTCCCCAGCCGTCCCGAAGAGAAAGACAAAAGTATTGTTCGTCGAGAATCCGGAAACACCAATAACCCACTTCGCTGAGACTAAGGTCTCTGAGAGTAAATAGCAGGTCACTCAAAGAGATAAATGGAGACCAATTATGGCGACACCAAAGAGCGAGAAGCTGCAGAAAGAGGAAAAAGCCGGGAGAAGTCCAGAAGTCCCGGAAGGATTGGCTACTGTTATGGCAGAGCAAGATGGCCCTATCCAAGTCCGCGAAGTTCAGTGTCTGAATGATTTCGTGGCTATCCTCCAATTTGAAGTGGATATGGGGAGTATTGTCGTACCAGACTCGGACTCTAAGTATAAGTTCGAAGGTTTGGTAGTGGGTGTAGGACCTGGTGTTTCTGATAATGCTGGTGGCCGGTTACCACCGCAATTATCAGTAGGTGATGTGGTAATGTTCGGAAAGAACATCGTCGCCCAAATCGCCTCCGACAGCCCTCCCTACGCAGGACACAAAATCGTACTCGTTTCTGAACGAAATGTTCTCTGCAAATTGCATAAGCAGTTGCCGTGGGAGCGTTATAAAGGTGACTGATGGCGAACTACAATTACCACTGTTTTGACTGCGAGAAAGCCGCACGCGAACAATACGCTGACCATCTAGTGGTGAATAGCAATGGGGAATCCGAGTTTCCTATTGAGATTTACGAAGAATTGGTGCTGTTCGAGACCTCGCACGCGATGCAACCGACAGAAGAAGAATTGCATGAGGCAACCGAATGCCCTAGATGCCATGGCCACAACTGTGAAAAAAGTTTCTATGGTGCCCAGATTTATGGGTATACAAAGGGGTATGGATGGCTTGATCGAGCTGGTGCCAAACGGGACATGAATAGGCATAAACTGGCTAACGATGATCCATATGCCCCATATCGGGTAGATGGGGAAGTTGATCATATCGATCAGCAATTGAAGAAAGAAGGTCAATACGACCCTAAGAGGAAGCATTATCTGACCACTCCGGGACCGCATTTGGGAAAAGAGATAGATAAAGCTACCTCGACTCCAGCTGAAGAAGAGTGATGGATTATGATCAACTCCTCTCTGTAGTCACTCATCGTCGTGATATACCCAAATTACTCACCGCTTTAGGTCTAGTTGGTTATGGTGCGGAAGTTGGTGTTAAACATGCCGACTACTCAACATATTTATTAGCCAAATCTGAGTTATCACTCCTGTACTCAGTAGACTTCTGGTGCCACCCCAGTAAGTCCGAGACAGAAAATATCAGCGACTATATCTCCGCTTCTCTCAAGTTGTTTCCATATCTTGGGCGGAGTGTAATTCTACGTCTAGACCACCAGACGGCAGCTGGTCTCATCCCAAATGGTTCCCTAGATTTTGTTTATTATGATATAGGTCATGATCGGGTAAGTGTCAAAGAGGGAATCGATACCTGGTGGCCAAAGGTGAAAAATGGCGGTTTATTTTGTGGTCATATATTCCATAAGGTAGTGCAAGAAAACGGGGTGATAACAAGTACGATGGCACCGCGTGAAGCACTCAATGAATTCTTGTCGGAAGTCAGATTAGAGGCTCACTATACATCTGAGCTACCAGGTCGTGGGACGAATTCGTGGATAGTGAGAAAACCAATTGATTTCTGACACGGCCTTGTTTGCCTGTGTTGATAGGTGTCGAGGCTATGATGAGCAATCTTTATGTTTACACATTATTTGATCACGTTACTAGACTCCCCAGATGCACCGGAATTTTTGACGGTGGTCAAGTGGTTTTGGCAGAGTTGTATCGTGCTGGCGATCGTAAATCTATCGCCGATCTCTTTAAACAAACCAAGATTATTCGAAATTTAATCTTGTTGGCTAATACTCAGGGCCGCCCAGTTGTTTTATCTGACTTTAAAAGCCATATTCAGGCTTTTAATATACCACGGGACACTACTCATTATAACATTTATGATCTTCATCTTCCTGATGTTAGATCAACTGGGAAGAAGCAAAGTGATCATGCTTTGGTCCGTAAAATCTTGGCCAAAATGGTTGGAGCACCGACTCGGGAATATCAGCGTGTTATGGCCAATGCTGCTGTGGTCTACCAGGATTTAGAGGATAAGGGGCTGTTGGTTAACTACGGACTTGAAAAGCCGGTTTGGTCGCAGAAGACGTTTTCTGGACGCAGCAAGACTACTAAATTCAATATTCAGGGATACTCTAATAATGATAAAATTCGATCTACAGCTATGCCGGATGATTCGATTTTGATTCATTTTGATTGGATTTGTGCTGATATTCGCGTGGCGTCATTACTATCCCAGGATGAGAACCTTCAGGTTGCTTTTGAATCGTCTGATCCATATATGGTTATGATGGAGGAGTTAAATAAGGGGGCGACGACTGATTTGTTGACTAGGGATGAATGTAAGACATATCTGCTGAAGTCGATTAACTCAATGGACTTTACTAGTGCCGCTCTCTCATCTGTCTACCCACAACTTGGTGATTGGATTGGGCGGTGTAAGCAGACTTTGTCGCGTGATAATGGGTATCTTGAGACATTGCTGAAACGTAGATTCCGTAGGGCTCAGGCAAAGAATGATTTGGCGGTCCTTAATGGGGTGATGCAAGGATCTGTTGCTCATGCTATGCAATTGTCGATCAGGCGGATTTGGGAAGTGATTCCGCAGTGTCTGATTACTGAAATCCATGACTCGTTAGTCATATCTGCCCATCCCACATCTCGTGGTATCAAGTCAGCGATAGATACTGTTTCCGAAATCATGTTGCACCCATTCAGGGGTGTGCTAAAAACTGATCCTGCGTTCCCGTTGAAGGTGAGTGTAGGTAAACGCTGGAAGAAATGGCACACGATGCGAGAGTATCGCGAGAGCGGAATTACCCATGTCCAACAAAAGAAACAAGACGAAGGCTCGGCAGCAGACCAAGAAGAAATCTCTGGAGCGGAAGCGGAAGAAGAAAAAGCAGGCCGAGAAGAAACGTAGGAAGAATGTCAAGTCGACTGACACGGTTCGTGCTGAAAATCTCATTTCGCAGCTCGAGCAGCAGAAGGTCCCTAGTTTCAATAGGGGTGCCTTCCAGGCGTCGCGGCCTCCAAGTAATACCACATCAGGCACTGTAAAGAGTGCCGTATTAGATAACAAGCAACCAAGTGTAGGCTTCCAAAAGGGAGCGTGGGGACCACCACCGAATGAGCATACCGAAGAGGGGTGAAATCCCCAAATGGATGGACGAGAATCTGCCCGAAGAATTACTCGGGACTGGTTTGTTCGCATTCAAAGTGAATCTGCGGGTTAAAGACCCCAACACCGGTTTACCACGTGTCATAGCCTTGGATATGTTACCCGATCTTATGTGCGATCGGGAAATGATCGAATTCCAAATGGAGGATATTCCGGCAGCTTATGCTTTTTGGTCCGCAGTTTATTCCGAACTACGGATGAACGTTTCTGTCTTGGAACGAGCTGTCAAAATCCGAAAGGGTCAAGCGGTGAAGGAAGTCCAAGAGAGTGCGAGAGAAGAGAATATCCGATTTACTGGGGATCAGGTTAAGATCGTTATGGAAGCCGACCCTGAACTTGGCAAATTGGATCAGGGACTTGCTAAAGTACAAATGCATACCGGCAAGGTCTATCATATGATGGAAGCCCTGAAGATGAAGGCAGAATTAGCTCGGTCACTACTCGCGACCAAGCGACAAGAGTATGACAAAAGTTGATGCTAATACTATTGACCACAGCGGGGGTTGGCCCCGCGTTTTTCATTTCGATGTTAAGGTAACCTCAGGAGTTTGACAAATGGCTTATGACGTAGAAGCAATCCGCAAAAAGCTCAAGCAATCCCAAGCCGGAAAATACACTGATCCGGATGAATTCAAACCGGCAAAGGCAAAAGACGGCACCACCGCTATCAGGTACCGATTTTTCATACTGCCACCTCTCCAACTGGGCTTCAAGCTCAAGAGCGGGGAAGTGTTGAAGGATATGGAACAGTTTTACATTCAGCATGCCAACCATTGGGTCAATGATCGACCACACCCCTGCCCACGAGTCTGGAGCAGCGAGGAATGTCCAGTGTGCAAATTCGGCTTCGACATGCTTAAGGAGGAGAAGGACGAAGATAAGCGACGTGCTATTATCAAGCAATGGATGCCGACGACCTATCAGGCCGTCAACATCTACTTTCCACATTGGAAGCATAACCCGGAAGACCTTCGCGGCAAAGTCAAGTGGTACAACGCCCCTAAGACGTTGTTCGATCACTGGACCGCCACCCTGATGAAGGACGACGCCGGGGATCCAGAAGAACCGGAAGCACATGGTGTGTTCTTCGATGAGTCTGCTGCTTACCTTTATCAGCTTGAAGTCCTCAAGCAAGGAAAGCAGAATAGTTATCGCACCAGTCACTTTCTCGCTAATGGCGGCATTGGCCAGCCAATGGTGAAGGACGAGGATGGATCGTTGAACGAGAAGGGTGTCGCCACTCTACTCCGTCTCCGCCATAACCTCTGGGATAAACTGGAAGAGCCTGATATGGCGAAGATCAAGAAGCTCTATAGCGTCATGGTCGAAGGTGATGACGACGACGATGACGGTGGTGGTGGCTTCGATTCCGACGAAACCAAGTCGGAGACAAAGCCCACGAAGACGAAGACGAAGACGAAGACTAAGACGGAGTATAAGAAGCCGCCAAAGGACGATGACGAAGATGTTGTCGACCACATTGACCCAGGCCCGGCAGACGATGCCCCAGATCCGGGTCCGTCCGACGAATCATCTTCACTTGCCGACGAGGCACCGATTGACGACACTGACTCTGACTCGCCGGAGCCGGTAGCTGCCACCGCTGATAGTGGGGAAGAATCGAATGAGATCTCCGCACTGCTTAGTCAATTAGAAGATGATGACTAAAGTCATGCTAGTCACAGGCGGCCTTCGGGCCGCCTGTGACCTTTTTGGGTATAGGTATGAGTGCTAAACCGGCTTTACTGGTGGATGCCAGGAATGCACTGTACCGAGCGATCTTCGCCACTAAGCATGACACTAGATTCGATGTGAAGTATCATTACTTTGTCATCTTTCTGCGTCAAATGGCGAGTTGGATTCGGCGGTATGATCCTGTTTCTGTCCACGTTTTTTGGGATGCTCCACGTCAAACGGTGTGGCGTAGGAAGCTCTATCCTACATATAAAGATCGCGATGATAGCAAGTACACGGAGGATATCTCCGAAGAGTTGTCTATGACAACATCTGTGTCGCAGGCATTTTTCACCAAGATGGGAGTGCGGCAATATTCTAGGAAAGAAATGGAAGCTGATGATCTCATCTATGCTGCTGTTTCTGCTCTGCATCCACTACCCACAGTGATCGTGTCCACAGACAGTGACATGATTCAGATCCCATATCGATTCTCTAGCTCTGTGGTGTACCATCCCCAGAAGCAAGAAGAGGTGCAAGTGCCAGATGTAAATCCGGTAATGCAGAAGGCACTGATTGGAGATAAATCTGATAATATTGATGGATATTATGGCATCGGTCCCAAGAAAAGTGCAATCATGCTGGCGGATTTTACGACGTTGGATGATTTTTTGAAACTCAAGGGTCGGAGGATTTTTGGCTTAAATATGGCATTGATTGATCTGGCTATGTGCCCACGATTACTGGCCAATACTCTATATGTGAACCGCCGATTAGCGGAAGAGGTAGAATTTTCCAAGAAGGACATTGACGAGATGACTCGCAAATATAAAGTCAATGGTATGATGCAAGAATACTCTAATCTGGTTCCACCATTTAAGAAATTAGCGTGACAGAAAAAATAGGTAGAACCAGCTAACAGGAGAATATAAATGGCTATTGGCATTCATGTTGTTCGAGTCGCCTTCTTGAAAGTAGATGCGACCGGTGCTGTCCTCAGTAAGGAGGACCCGGATGTCACTCTCAAGCAACAATTGACGGGTGGTCATGATCACCGTATCATTTCAAGTGCTATTGTTCCTAATTCGACCACTCAACCTACTGTGAAGGCATACTTAGAAGCAGAGGCGAGTGACGATTATGTTCTGGAATATATGGACCAGAATACAATTATCACTTACCGTAGGACAGCAGCTGGTGGATTTTCGGCACCATAAATGGGCAATATCTATTGTAAATAGGTGTATTCCTGTAATTTCCAGGAAAGCCAGCTTACCATAGTGTGATACCTAGCGATGGTCGGGAGTGGCTTGGTTTTGTGCAATGGCTACACAAACGCTGAGTGATTGATTGATCCAACAACCCGAACATGTCACACTTATATGAATTTCAGGGAGTCATCCACCAAACGGATCATGCTCTTGAGCCACGAAATGGGCCAAGAGATGAGTTGTGAAGAAGTACTTAAGAAGGCGAAACGCTTAATTCGCTACCTTCGTAAGGAAGAAGGTGTTAAAAAAGCGGATATAGATTACGCTCTTCATTACTGGCAAGAATTGTTGGAAAAGAAGTACTATGGTGGATAAATCTGATTGGATGGAAAAAGCTCGTGGTGATCTTGGTAAGCTTACCAAAGATCAACTTATTGAGAAGATTATCCAGAAGCGGAAAGAGACATTCTCTAAAACTGGTAAACGCAACGTAGCCACCTCGAAAAGCCACGAAAGGCGTTGTAAAAAACTTCTGACTGAATGGGCGGGTGTCGAATTTAGGCGGCGTCGAGTTGAAGGAAGAGGCGACGATGTGTCCGTCGTAGAGGGTGTTGCGGATATTATCCCAGTAGAAGGAAAAATCCTATTCGCCATCGAATCTAAAAAGGGTGAGGATTTCAGCCTAGATGGGTTATTCCTCAATTCGCATGGTGCCAGGTTTACTAAATGGTGGCACCAGGTGAATTACGACGCTAAACTCCTAACAGAGAAGCTCGGTGCAAAGCGGTGGCCGTTACTCTTTTTCAAGCCACATCCTAATTGGGATTGGGTAGCTGTGCCTATCAAGTGCTTTGAGAATGAGATCTTGGTCTCGAAAAATTATCCTTCTGATTTTTATGGAGGAAAATGCTGGTTCCAGCATATCTCTTACGATGCATACCGTTGGATAGGTCCGGTCACACACAATATTGCCACATCTACTAAGAATAAGGTGATGGAGGCACTTGATCTAGAACCCTGTATTATGTGCCGATGGAAAGATTTTGCCACTAACGTTGATCCGCAATCGATATTCGTCCAAACCTAAAGAGGAGGACAAAATGACTTGTAAATCATGTGGAGGCAAGAATTCTTCAATCAGAATTGATCGAGCAGGGATACATATTACACCCGCTAAAGTGGTGAAGACTACTGCCACTATACAACAGCTCGGATCGAGAAAGCTGATTGCTAGGACTTCTGTCTCTGTACCAGCAAATCGTATCGATAAATATCGAGCATAAATATGGCATGTGGTGGATGTGGCGGCGGTAAAGGACGAAAACTCCGCACACAACAAATTTCTAAGTCTAAGGCGAAGCCTCAAAAAGCCGCTAAGGTACAACGTGTAAGACGGCGTGCCACTCGCCCAGTAAGTATTGCTAGACAACGTGTTGAACCTCATGCCCGATGCCCATCGTGTGGTTACCCAACCATGCTCGTAAATATCGGCGGACGTGAGAGACAACAATGTAGCAATGCTAACTGTAGGCAGATTATCAAGTGATTGACTTTGGACTACTCATCATATTAGTGATCGCGACTGAAGCGGTGACAGAAATAATTGTTGCTTCTGAGTTCCCACTATTTCTATGGTTCCGCAACAATCTTGCTCAAAGAGCCATTCCAGATACCCCACGTAATGATTTCAAGCAACAGACTACTGTTGCTGTTTATAAATTGTTTAGTTGCGGGTATTGCTTCAGTGTTTGGACCGCAGGATTCTTCGCTTTATTCACTCCTGAATTGTTTTACAACCAATTCGTCAACTGGATGTGTATGACGTTCCTTTTGCATCGTTTGGCTAATTGGTTGCATGTAATATATGAATTGGTTAGGAAAGGAAGGGTCTCTACCCATGATGCTGAATTATCTGTTAGGGTTATTATGGTAGAACCTGATGAGGACGAGGATGAGGACGAGGATGACAACGTTGGTGAATTAGTCGAGTCTTTGGAGAAATCCTGATGGAGAATTTAGAACGTGCCAAAGCTCGGGATGCTCGCCGACTTAGTAAGGTTATCCTTGATCCAGTAGAAGTTAGGAGTGTTCAGGATATTAAACGTGTGGTGGCAGATCTGGATCCTAAGAAGAATCCAGAATCACACGATATTGAAATAGCTGCCCAAATGGAGGTGGAGGGTGATACTTATGAGGTCCGTGCCAACACTAAATCACGCACTAAACGTGATATGTTGGTGGATGGGATTGAGGTCATCAAAAAACGAGTAGAGGTGTCTGAGAAATTTGCCGAGGCTGGTGAGGATGTTGAGATCAACGGTATTATCATGAAACCAACACCTGTCGGTAGTGGAATCGAAGGCAGAAGTTGGGTGGATCCTTTAATAAGTCAATGGACTGGAGGATTCCGTGTTGGGATACATATTTGTTGGGACCTGGATGGACACCGCTACAAATACAATATCTTCGAACACAAATTGACGAGAGTCAAACACGATGAAAATGGACCTCCCACCCCTAGCACAGTTCAAACCGCGAAGTGAATACCGTCCACAATATGGCGATTATTTCGTTTGGTCTGGATGGTTTTCTACTTGGCATGGTGTGGTTATAAATTATGACCAAGCAGAGGATGAGATTTCAGTTATTTTCTCTGGGGTGCCATTCTTATTATTCACAATGGATGAGGCAGCCCAAAAGAAGGATACTAAGAAGTTAAAGCTAGACAAAGTACGGAAAGCCGGTAATGGTAAATTCGCGATTCAGAGACACGACGAAGCCCAAAACGCTAGAATCTGGTATATCTAAACCAAATCCTGGCGGTCCTGCTCGCGTAGATCAGCTTCCCCAAGTCTTAAAATATCCTACTCTCCTGCCTGACCTCATTAATGTTAAGGATATCTTCAGTTATATCCTTAAACATCCTGGTGACGATGGTCTCTCGGTGCTCATTTATCGCCAGCCAGATAATGATCAAGTAATTGTCATCTGTGGTGATTGGCACGGAATTAAACTCGATCTTGTGGTATCATCACCCATCGTCGATTTAGCTTCTGACTTTGTGACCAAGGAAGCTGTCAAGTTTTACGAAATGATGCGGGTGATGGGTGTGGACCAAGCTCAATTCTTCTTCGCCGTAGATGATGAAGGATTATTGCTCTATGATGTTCAATTATCATTGAACAAGTTCGCTGGGCCTGGCATGGTTGGGGATGTCTTTGGTAAAATATTTAGAACACCACAAACCCTCAAAACGGAGATTATTGACGAAAGAGCGTTGGAGTATATCCAAAAAGGGACTGGTGCATACGAGGGTGATTTACTAATCAAGCCAAGTCGGTTCCGGATGTTCCATGATCCGGAAACCAACACCTATAGTCCGCTCTACGTTGAGGTCAGAAGATAGTGCCAGAATATTTTAATCCTAACCCACATACAGTTCACCTTACCGGACCGGATGGAAAAGCCATCAAAGTCCGTGCTAAACAACGCGTGATCTTGTCGGAATATTTCGACAGATACCGTGCTCGTGGGTTTATAAAATTACTCAACGAATCCACCCCAATACCTACCCAACAATCACCTCAAAAACCAAAACGAGTCCAAAGCTCCCTTAAACTGACTAAAATCAGACAAAAACAAATCCACAGAAAAGCCACCGCTATACCCGACCCAGCCCAGCAAGAACTGCGACAACGACAGCGGACTCGTAAGCAGGAAATCCAACGAGCCCGTAAAATCTCTAATGCCACCAAAATCCGAAGATCAGTACCCGCATCTTCCACAGGCAAAAGACTTGTGGTGGGAAGACGGCTAGCAATAGACGCTACAGAACTTCTCCGTAGCAACCTGGAAAAGAATCATTTTCCAGTCAGCAACAATATTGGTGTAGGCATCATGTCCTATAACCGAATTTCTTCCTTGAAACGCATCGTCGAATCAATATCTTGCACGACTGACCTACGCCGGACTACCGTATTCATCAGCGATGATGCGAGTACCGAACCTGCTATTATTGCCTACCTCAAAGAACTCGCTGCGGCTCCCAACTTTGTCATAATCAGGAATAAGGAGCGTGGTGGTATCGCGGTCAATACCAATCGCCTTATCCGATGTATGTCCAGATTCGAGTATGGGTTGATTTTGAATGATGATGTTGAAGTGCTTAAAACTGGTTGGGATGAGTTCTATGTTGAGGCCATGCGTCGCACCGGGATGCACCATTTCCAACATCGACAGCCTGGCGTGTATGGTGCTAAGCTCGGAGACCCTAAAGATAAGAAAGGTATCAAACTGCGGGTAGTATCTGACCGCCCGCAGGGGGCTGTTATGGCGTTTAGCCGGGAGATGTTAGTACAAGCTGGATATTTCGACGAGAGTTTTGGTCTATACGGTATGGAGCATGTGGATTGGTCTATGAAGGCGTGGGAGTTCAATCTACAAGAACCTGGTTTTCATGATGTCGATGGGTCGGAGGATTACTTCAGAGTTCATAGCGATTCATCTGCTATGGAGGATCGTACGACACACCTAAAAAAAGCTCGCAAGGTGTTCGCGACCCGGCAGAAGAAAAGATGCGGCCCAACCGATAAATCCAAAGTTCCGGAGATTACGTATGTTATTCCATTCCGGAATATTGATCGTGATGCTTCGATTCAGACAGTGGTAAGAAACATTCGCGGTCAGAGGTTCCCTGTTATCCATACAATAATGGTGGAGCAGGACTCTAAGACCAAAATCAATCTGGAGAATTATAAGCCAATTTTTTATTACTTGGCCCAAGAAACCACTAACACTCTGTTCAATAAGGCAATTGCGTTTAATCTTGGGGTGTCTAAGGCGACTACTGAGAGTGTTATTCTGCATGATGCTGATATGGTGGTACAAGGAAACTATACCCAGCATGTGTTTAATACTTTACAATCAGCAGATGCCTGCCATCTTGGTGGTACTGTCATTTATTCGACGAAATCGTCGACTGATAGTGTTAATTCCGCCAATGAGATCAATAAGAAGTGTGAGTGTGAACGAGTAGTCGGTTACTTTGAGGGAGGCTCTCTGGCGTGCAAGACCAAGGCTTATTGGCTTGTTGGTGCATTTAATGAGGACTACTGGGGTTACGGTTGTGAAGATTGTGATTTTTATACAAGGCTGGCTGGTGGTTGCAGATGGAAAGAAGATCGTGTCTTTGACTTCTTACATCTTTGGCATGGTCGGACTGACGGTTGGGGGCAGCATCACAATATTAATAAGGAAATTGAATCTAGGCTGAAAGTATTACCTGTTAAGGAACGGATTTCTAGGCAGCATAACCAGATGCGTAAGAATGGATATGGTGATTTCCTTGGAGGATTGAAGTGATGGCTGTGATAGTCCCGACAGATATTGTCAAGTTTAATCTTACTGCTACTTGCATCGCTGCTGTTTGGTGTCGTCGTCTTGGGATTACTGGTACAGTTATTAAAGTAAACGGCTCCGATTTGGAGATAAATGTTGGTCTGTATTACAACATTTTCGCACGACAAGATCAATTGGAATTGGTAGCTCGAGCTGAAGATGCTCCTATTCCTGATGATCAGGGAGTCTAAATATGAAAGTTCTGATTTGCCATCGTCCGGGTGGTGCCTTCGGTTATATTACCGATGGTTGGTTGAATGCGTTGAGAGATCGTGGTCATAATGTCAGACGGTGGGATGGGGCTGAGAATACTTGGCGTGAATTCCAGCCAGAGCTTTATATTGGGTGCTCAGGTCATAAACAGCCGATCCCAGCCAAACGAAACACCAAAGTCGCGATTCATGTTAACCCGTATGGTCCTGTTGATATTCCAGGCATTCTGGAAACTCCCCAAAATATTGATTGGGTGAAGAAGCAGAAACCGGACACAGTCTTTGGGTATGGTCATGAAGAAGATCGTATCATGTGGTCTCATTGGCGGAAGAAAGCGGGTATCCCTTGGGTGCCAATGCCCACTGCCGGTGACCGAATTCTGTTTAATATGACGCGGGATCTTGATGATCGTCCGTTGGATGTTGTCTACTTAGGTGGCCGGTGGCCTTATAAAGCCCAAACGATCGATACTTTCTTACTTCCAATGTTACAACATGGGCGTTTGAATTTCAAGGTTCATGGGTGGGGTGATTGGCCTGCTAAAATTTGTTCGGGTATTTTACCTGCTGACCAGCCTTGCCAATTGCTGAATCAGGGTAAGATCGGACCATGTATCTCCGAGAAACATACTCAGCAATACGGGATTGATATCCCAGAGAGAGCGTTCAAAGTGGCCCTATGTGGTGCACTAGTGATCCATGATGCAGTACCATCAGTACGTCGTATGATACCGTCTGCTGTGATCGCCAGAAATTCACAAGAATTCACTGAGAAATGTATCGAACTGAGCAAGAACGATGTCCAACGGAAGAAACTTGTTGAGCGACAGCGGAGTGAAGTATTAGCGAGCGAGACATATCACCATAGAATGCGTACATTAATGGCCGCTACAGGTTTCACTGCTGAAGCTGAGGCAATGATCGATGCCAATTGACGTCCAAGACTTATTCAAGAACAGATTGCGGAAGATAGTTACTACGGTATATGGCGACGATATTGGAATGTTTCAACTTCTTGCCGATGCCGCCAACAATGGAGAAGATCCATTAGATGCCATAGCTCGACATATGTGTGAAGCATTAGTTGAGCAACATGGAAGAGACAAGCATGAGTATTAGAGGTGTAACAAGATGGCCCTAATTCTCGGGGAAGATCAAGCGGTGGTCTTTCTCCATATTCCAAAGACAGGTGGCACCTGGTTTAAACAAGCAGCATATGCCTCAAATATCAAATTCATCGAATATGGGAATCAGCACGGTAACGTGGCTAAGATGCTCCAGGACGGTAAAGATGAGGCGTGGTTCAATGGGAAGTTCGTGTTTACGATAGTGCGGCATCCAGTAACATGGTATCAATCGAGGTGGTGCTTCCGTGTCAAGCATGGGTGGCACGGCGAGCATCCAATGGACATGGCATGTGCTAGCAACGACTTCCCAACTTTTGTAGACAACGTCTTGAAGTACAAACCAGATGGTTGGGTCAGTTGGATCTACCGAAACTACAATGAACACCGGATACACCCAACTGACCACATTGTCCGCACCGAAAACCTAACTGACGATTTAGTAAAATGTCTGAATTTGGCGGGTGTTGAATTCGATGAGGAGAAGTTTCGCGGTTGTCGTTGGGTTAATGATTCAAGTATGGAAGGTCATTCCTCGAAATATTGGGCCAAGTATACGCCTGAATTACTTGATCGAGTGATAGCTGTGGAGCAGGATGCTATTACCAAGTATTACCCAGATGCCGAAATTAACCGCGACGATTTTATTGGAGAATGCCCCTATGCTTGAGCGTGTCGGATCATTATGGACTAATGTTCATGTCCTCCCCATCTTGCGGCCGAACTTGGATGATCGGTTCACGTTACTAGAGAGTCGTTGAGTAATGCAAAAATAGAATATGCGTCTCAACAAAATAGCTGAAAGTCGTCCGCCAAGAGCACAAGATGCCTGGGATTTATTTGGTGATACTCCACCAAGACCCAAGTTGGTGGAAACACAACCTCCGACTATTATTCCATATAAATTGGATCTATATCGCGGATTTGACGCAGATATGGGTGAGATCGATCAGAGGGATGGCCAGTACGTCCTGAGTCCTCGTAAGAGTGAGCAGGGTTTGATTTGGTTCACACACAAGCTTATTTCAGGATATGATCCGATTGAGTATGTGACTGGTCGTGGTGCGTTTCTGTTGACGTATCCTCTGGAGTGTGTTAGACACATCGAGCGTAAGATTTACGACGATGGATCACATCATGATTTTATCCCAGAAGCTATTCTAGATGCTACAGATCCGACTTCTAATAGCCAGTTTTATTTGGGTGTTGAACTTCCTGATGGTTGGATCTTTAGTTATAAGATGGAGAAGTTCATCGGATGCAATACTGAACTTCTTGTCACTCCTGACATGATTACAAAACAGGGCTAGGTGTGACAGCGATAATGATCGTATGGCTGAACAGTACTTGAGGGTTGGTACAAGCACACCGGTATTGAATTGCCGGTAGAAGATGCTGAAGGGAAGAACTGCCAGCGTTCAGTAAGCCACAAACGTAAGTAGCTTGAGACGTTGCAATTGCTCCAGCTGGGCGAGATCAACTCGATCTGATTCGACGTTCACCTCAGATCCGGGTGGAATCTGCAACTGTTCTGATTTCGTCGCGGAGAAATCAGAGCCTGCGTCGGCATTCGCAAGTGCAATATCGTTCAATAGAATGGGAACGACTTGGTTTGAAATATTTGTGATACTGGTCAATGCCATTTGTGTTTCTCCTTCGAGTCTATGGTAGTTTTGCCAAGATGTCTGAATTTTCAATTATATCTTGTATTTCCAAACCTGACGTTTACGATGAGTGTGTATTACATTCTGTAAACGCTTGCAGGAATAACCATGGCGTAGAATTTGTCCCAGTGCTGAATATGGAGGGATTATATTCAGCCTCTCTTGCCCTCAATGTTGGGATAGATTCCTCGAAATCAGACATCCTGGTAATCTGCCATCAAGACGTACAACTCCTTGGGGATGATTGGTTTGGTGCTGTCAAGAAGATTATATCCCAATTAGAGGATGATTGGGCAATAGTTGGGTCGGCCGGTATCTCTATGGACTTTATGCGTGGTGATATAGGACCGTGGGGAGGTGCTAAGGAGGTGGATACTGTGGCAGTTGGCTCTGTCTGGGATAATGATGATTGCCTGGATGAGCCGCCGTACTGGAATGGGATCAAGGAACCGACTAAGTGCCACTGTGTGGATGAATGTCTTTTCATCCTCAAGAAGAGTACTGGTCTACGGTTCGACCCGCTGTTCAATGGGTTTCACTTCTACGGGGTGGATATCTGCCTCCAGGCTAGGGCTGCTGGCTATGGGGTGTATTGTGCTGATCTACCAATTATCCATTATGGCAAGTATTCTGCCAGTTTTACTAGTGATTCTCGATACTGGACGTATTTGAGAAGACTACATGATAAGTGGAAGTACCAATTTCCTGAGATGCTCGGCACCCACATGCATTGGGCCGAGAACGAGATGACCAGCTACATTCCTATTGAGCTGGAGTCACAAGATGGCTGTAATCTCAAAATCGGGGCTATGGGTCTCGGTGATGTCAAAATAAGGAAGATTCATGAAGAACAAACTACTGATCGGACTGATCCTGCTAGTGGGTTTTCCAGGAAGTGATAGATAGGTGCACTGAAAAATTGTTGGGCGTGTTCACTTACGATCCCGACGATCTCCTCACCACCACTCCTGGTTATTCGAGAAGACATCGTGTTGCAAGCCATAATGTTGGTCCACCCACAGTCGGCGGATCTTCTGAAGAAGTCGGCGTTTCGGACAAAGCAGGCTAATTGCTATCGCATCGCTTGTGGAACTACCAAGCCTAAGAATGTGGACTTTTATGAGTCCAATGACTTCTTCCCAACCTATGCCCCATGGAACTCATCTTTATTCGAGACCTCTGTCATTCTGACAGTCTGGGAGCACGCTGATGCCCTCATTGGTGACAATGACGTGGCGATCATTCATTCCGATATCGAGATGCACTTCAACCCAGGTGAGACCTGGAAAAAGATCGATGGGTGGTTACGAGAGAACCCTAAGCGGTCTGTGGGTCTAACTGCCCCATCGTCCGCAATTGGGTTTTGGGATGGTTGGGAGATTCCTGAGGAATACCCGGTGACTCCTGACCAAGATCCGTTTATGCGGCATTGCTTTGATAATAAGATCCATGTGTGGGACTTTATTAAACAGTATGATCGTGATCTGTGGGATTTTGCGATGGATGAGAAGCCGGATATGATTTATTCACATCAGTTTGCTTGCACTCGGGCGACTTTTGATCAGTTGGGGAATAAATTATATGATATTGCTCATCGGTTGCGTCTTGGGGATATTGGATTTTGGACTCCTCATATGTTCGAGAGGATCATTGCTCTGTTTTTAGCCAAATATGGAGGAGAGCCAGTCTTGTCGACTGCGTTCTGGCATCATGCTTCTTCGGCGGTTGCCGGTCCTGGCGAATTGAGCCTGTATGGACCACGGGCATTGAAATTCTATCAAGTCTGCACAAGAGCTAATGCGATTACGTCTGATAGCTGAATTACAGTTAACTCATAAGTCTGAGATTGATCCTGTATCTCAGGCCAAGAAGCGGGATCGTGTCCAGAAGTTATACTTCTATGACCTCCCTGAGATAATTCAGAAAGCCGCTTTTGCGGACATGTCTTATGATGATTTCGCTGAAGCCAAGATATGGAATGGTGCATATTTTCTCAAAACCAAAGATGGTCAGGAATTTGGATACAATCCAGACGGAACCCGCTGGAAGCCTGTTTTAGAGGCTAGCGACTACGATGGTCTCGAAGATGCTGAT